TACAGCAATGGCAGCAGCAGGATTTAGTGTGTTTGACGCAAATAATCCAACAACTACTGCACACCTATACAGCTATAATAGTGTATTAACTGCAAGTAACTGGAGAAAAGCAAGCTACACAGCAAGCGAAAATGAGCCAGCAAGCCTAGCAGCAGACGGCGAACTATGGTATAGTTCAGTTGTTGACGAAGTTGATATGATGGTACACAACGGTACTACTTGGGTAGGTTATCAAACACTTTACAGTACAACTAATGACCAAGGTCCAATTGTAAGTGCTACAGAGCCAACTACACAATCAGACGGAGGCTCACTACAAAATAACGACCTATGGATTGACACTTCAGATATTGAAAACTATCCAACAATTTATCGTTATTCAAACGCACAGTGGACATTGGTAGACAAGACAGACCAAACTACAGAAAGTGGTGTGCTATTTGCAGATGCACGTTATGGCACAAGCGGCGGTACAGCAAGTGTTGCACCAGAAGCAACTATTATAGAATTGTTATCTAGTGATTACTTAGATCCAGATGCACCAGATCCAGCACTATATCCAAAAGGCATGCTGCTATGGAACCTACGCAGAAGCGGATTTAATGTCAAGCGTTTCGAGCGCAACTACATTGATCTAACAGCAGATAATGCTCGTAACAATGACGAAGCAATGAGCGCATATTATCCACACCGTTGGGTAACTGATTCACCTAACCAAGCAGATGGTTCAGGTAGCTTTGGACGTCTAGCACAACGCAGTGTTGTTGTTAAGCAACTACAAGCAATGGTTAACTCAAATGACGATATTAGAGACGACGAGTCAAGAGTGTTTAACGTAATGGCAACACCTGGTTATCCAGAGCTAATTGGCGAGATGATTACACTCAACTACGATAGAGGACTAAGTGCATTTATTGTAGGCGATTCACCATTCCGCTTAACACCAGATGCAACTTCACTTAACGAGTGGGGACAGAACGTTCGCTCAGCAGTTGAAGACAATGACGACGGACTAGTTAGCTTTGATGAGTACATGGGTGTTTATTACCCAGCAGGCTTTACGAGTGATAACGCAGGTAACAACGTAGTTGTTCCTCCAAGTCATATGGCACTACGTACTATTGCACTAAGTGACCAAGTTAGCTTCCCATGGTTTGCACCAGCAGGTACAAGACGTGGTGGCGTAACTAACGCTACAGCAACAGGCTACATTAACAACGAAGGCGAATTTGTAAGTGTTGCACTTAACGAAGGACAGCGTGATACACTGTACTCAAATGCAATTAACCCAATTACATTCCTAAACGGAAGTGGACTAGTTGTATTTGGTCAGAAGACTCGTGCAAGAAATGCAAGTGCGCTAGACAGAATCAACGTAGCACGTCTAGTAATTTATATGAGAAGTCAGCTAAACAAACTAGCAAAGCCATACTTGTTTGAGCCAAACGATAAGATCACACGTGATCAGATCAAGCAAGCAGCAGAAAGCTTATGTCTAGAACTAGTAGGACAAAGAGCACTTTATGATTATCTAGTTGTGTGTGACGAAACAAACAATACACCAAGTAGAATTGACCGTAATGAGCTTTATCTAGATATTGCAATTGAGCCAGTAAAAGCAGTAGAATTTATTTACATTCCGCTACGCTTGAAAAATACAGGAGAAATTGCAGGACTAGGCTAAGAAAATAGGCCCCTGAAATATGGGGCCTAAATTGGCTAAATACTTGCAACAGGAGAAATATTAAATGGCAATCTCAACACTATCAAAAATTACAGTACCACTAGCTAGCGACCAGAGTGCTACTAGCCAAGGCTTGTTAATGCCTAAGCTACAGTATCGCTTTAGAGTTTCATTAGAAAACTTTGGTGTTAGTGCTGATACTACTGAAATTACAAAACAAGTTATTGACGTAACAAGACCAAACGTAACATTTGAAGAAATCACACTAGACGTTTATAACTCAAGAAGCTATCTAGCAGGTAAGCATACTTGGGAACCAATTACACTAAACATTAGAGATGATGTAAATGGCAATGTACAAAAACTAGTGGGTGAGCAACTACAGAAGCAATTCGACTTCTTCGAGCAGTCAAGTGCAGCTTCAGGTATTGACTATAAGTTTGTTACACGTATTGAAATCTTAGACGGTGGCAACGGTGCAAACGAAGTAGGTGTACTAGAAACTTGGGAGTGCTATGGTTGTATGCTACAAAATGCAAACTATAACACACTAAACTATGCAACTAATGATGCTGTTACAATCGCACTAAGTATCCGTTATGATAATGCAATCCAAACACCACAAGGTACAGGAGTTGGTACAGCAGTAGGACGTACAGTTAATACTCTAGTAACAGGTGGCGGCGGCGCTGCTTAATCTTAAAAATTAGATTGCCGATACGAAAGGGAGCCTTTGAGCTCCCTTTTTTTATTATATACGCAGTTAATTAAATAAGATAAATATTATTATGGCAAACAAACTAAACGGCTTCTTAGATAACTTTTTTAATGCTGCATTAAACCCTAAAGGTAACGTAGGGGATTTTGCGCATGCGTCTCGTCTATACGTAGACAGTGCTTTTAGACTTGCACCAAAAGTTAAATTTCTTTATTTTGTAAATTTTAATTTTACAGACGAAGCACTTCGTACGATGAAAAAACTTGATCAACGTCATCGTGCAGAACTTAACATGCTTGTAAAACAAGTCGATCTGCCACAATATAGAGCAAGTGTTGATGTCAAGAATCAATACAATCGCAAAAAGAATGTGCAAACAAGAGTTGATTATCAGCCCATACAAATGCGCATGCACGACGATAATATCGGTATTACTACTATGCTTATGGAAGCATATTACAAATATTATTTTAGAGACAGCAGTATCAGTAACATAGGCGATACATTTGATGCAAGGGGCAGTTATTCTCCTATTACTAAAGGACTACGCTACGGTTTAGATACAGAACGCAGAGCGCCGTTTTTTAGAGATATTAAACTTTATCAATTTAGTAGACAAGAATACACAGAATATACACTTATTAATCCTATTGTTGAACAATGGGGTCATGATACTATGGATCAAACAGATGGAACTGGAGTTGCAGAAAATGCAATGACACTGTCTTATGAAAATGTTCTATATAATAGAGGTGCCGTAGGTGAAGATTCACCTGCAACTTTTGCTACTAGCCATTATGATAAAACACCTAGCCCATTAGGTGCAAGTGGCGGTGGAGTTAGCAATTTATTCGGTGCAGGCGGGGTACTAGACGGAGCAAGTAGTGTATTAGGTGATCTTGCAAGTGGCAATGCAAATCTAGGTACTCTTATTACTGCTATAAACACTGGTAGAAATGCTGGCAATTTAAGTTTAAACAGTATTGTTAATCAAGGAGTCGGTTTATTAGAAGGCGGTCTAGTAAATGCATTAAATAGGAGTGCAAGCGGTGTACCTGGAACTAGTTTTCCAAAACGTAGTGGACTAGGAGGTAATGCTAGTAAAACAACAGCATCTGCATTGCCAGAAGTAGGCGGCAGAAGTGCCCGTGCAGCAAAAGTAGCTGCTGCTAGAGCTGCAAATAATATTGGTTTAGATGGAACTTAAAAATGGCAAGTAATACAACTAATTTACCTCCAGTAGGAAAAACCCAACAAGCAGATGGCGTAGTACGTCAATTTTTCGATGCTTACTTCGAAAAACCTTTAGAATTTTCAGCAAATGAAGTAGACAGTGTAATAAACTTTTTTACAAAAAGAAACTTTGATGAAAATGCAGCAAGAAGCACTAGTGCTGCTCTACTTAGACAAGCAAAAATTGATCAAGTACCTATCTTTAAAGTTCTTGATACCCTTAAAGGTCTAGACGATGTACAGCTAAGTACTGTTGTAGCAGAAGTACTAAACTATAGCCGCCAGAAAACTAGCACATTAGGTTTTACGATTGTAGAAGAAGAAAATTTATACGAAACAAGAAATATAGAACCGAAACCTAGAACAAATGTGTAAAGTGCTAATATGGAAAAAGAATACGCAGTAATTGTAAATAAAGGCATTGACTTAGAAGCATTTGATGCAGAACTTGCAGCGTCAACCGGCGATGATGCTATACCTAATAGATCTGTTGAGATAGCCAATGCGAGACTAGGTTCAAGACGCATGACACATTGGATGCTTACTGATGAAGAAGCAGAAGCATTGCGTAAAGACCCGAGAGTGTTTGCTGTAGAAATTCCTCCAGATCAGCGTGACGATATTCAGATAGGTTTAAGAGCTAGTCAAGCAGGATCGTACTATAGAGGGTTTAATGACTCGTCAGACGTAAATTGGGGGTTAAGACGAGTTAACGAGAACACAAACGTATACGGTAACAGTGTAACTACTTCTGGAAACTACAATTATGCACTAGACGGTACCGGAGTAGATATAGTTATACAAGATAGTGGCATACAGCCAGATCATCCAGAATTTATGATAGCAGGGGGGGCTATAGACTCAGAATACAACAACGGGGCAATTATTGATGTTACAGGCGATGGTAGTGATTTCTTCAAACGTGAAGTTACTGTAAATGGCGTAAGAATTGTTGCAGCAGGCACAGTAGGTGGACAAACAGCGGTTCCAGATGCGTGGCTAGAAAAAGTAGCACGTATGTTTGAACTGTTCTTAGACAAAGATGCCGCAGGCATTAATGAAACTGCACAACGAGATGTTATTAAAACACTTAGAGGTGACGCAGGGACATATCACGCAGCCCAAGGACCAACACTACAAAGAG